TAAGGGTCTCAAAAAGGTTGCCTAGGGTTTCTCGGTTGGGCACGGCTAGGCCGGGCTCGGTATTGTTGGATGCGGTGAGGTATGGCAAGGCGAGATTGGGTAAGGGTTTCACGGTTTGGTCGGGTGAGGCTGGTCGCCGCGCGGTGAGGCGAGGTACGGTAAGGTCAGGTGAGGGTTTCTCGGTTGTGCTAGGTGTGACACGGTTCGGTTTGGCACGGTGTGGTAAGGGTTTCTTGGTCAGGTCTGGCTAGGTAAGGTGTGGCGAGGTTAAGTTTGGAGTGGTATGGGTATCAAGGTGTGGCACGGCTCGGTACGGTCGAATGCGGTGCGGTTAGGCAGAGCACGGCACGGCTCGGGTTTTAGGGCGCGGTACGGTCCGGTTTATTTAGGCGGGTTGTGGTGGGGTCGTGCAGGGCAAGGGATTCGTGGCCGGGTGCGGTCGGGTTCTGTGCGGTGCGGTGAGTCATGGCTACGCATGGTGTGGTAGGGATTTCGCGGCGAGGCGGGGCGATGCGTGGTTTGCTCAAGTCTGGTCTCGTAAGGTATGGCAAGGCAGGGGTTTTGCGGTGGGGTGCGGTTCGCTTGGGCGATGCGTGGCTCTATATGGTTAGGTAAGGTATGGATTTTATGGTGGGGTACGTCCCGGTGATGCGAGGTGGAGTGCGGTGGGGCGTGGTCGGGTTGGGCATGGACATCAAGGTTTTTTAACAGGAGGAAGTTATGGGAGCAGTTTTAGAATTAAGAAAGTCAACATTAAATTCAGAGTTCATTGAAAAGGTTGCGCACTTCGCGCATGAGGGATTACCCTACATGAAAAGCGGTGACAACTGGGTAGACTTTAATGACACATGGGTTGTTAATATTTGGTGGGATGCTACCGAAAACACATATCGCGCAACGATGTATAAAAAACATGGGGTAAACCATGAAGCAGATTTGCGTAGTGGTGTTGATTTATTTTAGAAGTTGTTTACAATGTCAATTAAGAGGAGAAAAAAAGTGAACACAATTAAAACAGGTGTTGTGCTGGAGGGTTTGGATTTACAAAACCCCAAAAGCTTTCACGGTATTACAGACATACACCACTATGTGGGTAGAACAAGCCGGTCAGCAAGCGAAGCATTCAAAGATGCGCAGTACGCATACGCGCTAGAAAAACACAGTTCCGATTTAAGACACGCGCTTAATTGGTTCTCAGATCTAATTGCATTTTTCTTTTGGGCGGGGTTTGCCATTAGCTTACCCATCTTACTTGTTTACTGGATTACGAGGTGATTATGAAAGGCTACCAATTAAAATTAGATTTTGGTGAAGGTCCTGAGTGCCATCGTCTCTATGAAGAGTTCTTACAAGAAACCGGCATGGAAGATACTGCCGAGCAATGGGGTATGTTTATCAAATGCTATCAACTAATTAATGAAATAAAAATTATGGAAGAAAGCAAGAGGCATACACTGCAATGACTCCGGAAGGTAAAGTTAAAAAGCGAGTATCCAAAATCCTAAAAGAGTACGGCGCATATTATTTTTCGCCAGTGACCGGAGGGTTTGGTCGTAGTGGAGTACCTGATATTGTGGCTTGCTATCAGGGAGTTTTTATTGGGATCGAATGTAAAGCGGGAGACAATAAACTTACTGCTTTGCAATTGAAGAACCTTGAAGACATTCATACGAATGGCGGATGGGGGATGATTGTGAACGAGGAAACCGCGGGGGATGTTAAAGCGGTGTTGTTATACATTAAATATTTACGGGAGAAAATAAAATGAATTGGTTAGTAAAAGATCAAGAGGTAGCAGTAAACCCAGTACAGGCAATCATTGCCAATGCTGAGAGCGGTAACTTAGAAAAGCCCATGGTAACTAAAACAGTTATCAAGAAGCGTAAAGAGAAACTATTTAGCGATGTAGTAAATAGCCCAACGCACTATACATATGGTGGCATCGAGACCATTGATTTCATTGAGGCCAAACAATTAAGTTACCACTGCGGGAATGTAATCAAATATGTTTCTCGTGCCGGTAAGAAGGGCGAGCGTCTTGAGGATTTACGCAAGGCCCAATGGTATTTAAACCGTGAGATTGAGCGTTTAGAAAAAGAATGAACGAACAAGATAGAGAATATCTAGAAGCGCTGTACGCGGGCTTTGCTATGGTTGGGTATTTAATAAATGGTGACTATTCGCCTGAAGAAATACCTGGCCTAGCAAAGCGGATGGCAAGGACCATGATGGAGAATGGAGAAAATGAAGGAGGAATCGTTGCAATCAAACCAAGACGAAAAGCCGAAAGAAAAAAGGATTAGTAAATTACCCGTCCCGAATCCGAACATGACCCAAAAAGAAATAGGGAGTGAGCTTAGAATGAATCGGCACGAGGTTGCTTGGGTTGAAGCGGAGGCACTTAGAAAATTAAAACGCCGGCTCGAAGAAAAGGGCTACGACAAAGACAGTTTCTTTTAGAGGAGAAAACATGATTTATGTATTAGAAGCGCTATTTATTTTGTTTACTATTTGGGTGTGCTTAAAATGAACAAAGACATTAGAGACCTAGAGACCCACATTCATAGACTGTGGAGTGTTAAAGAACAGGTTAGCATTTTGATGTGGAGATACTTAGATCACCCTGAACAAATGACCGAAGACGAGATGGCCAATCAATTAATGGCGGTCGAGCACACGTTAGATTTGTACTGCGAAAAACTATTTGACGAGTATAAAAAGGTTTGTCAGATCGACGAGTACGCTCCATACGAAGTAAAAATGGAACGAGAAAAGCTACTTAAAAAACTATATAAAAAGAAAAAAGATCTTGATATAGATGGTAGGTGTTAAAAATGTTACCCAACTGCGAACTAGTAAAGACAGACGGCACACAGTTTCTTGTGTTTAAAGGGCAAGACTTAATATCGAATCATTTGAAGAAGGAATTGTACGAGAACGATATACATCAACTATGTCTCAAACTTTTAATTAACGAAGAAGCGGGTGTAGTGTTAGACATTGGTGCTAACTTGGGCACGTTCTGTATACCCTTGGCTAAGAAAGTATCAAAGCATACCTATCATGCCTTTGAACCACAACGGATAATATATTACCAATTATGTGCCAATACGTTTGTTAATGGATTAGATAATGTCCATTGCCATAACTTTGGGCTGTCTGATAAAGAAGAACGGATGGTACTTACCATGCCTGACTACGCTAATGAAGGCAACATTGGTGCGTTTAGTATGGATAAAGAAGTTCGTGATAATGATTACGAATGTAAAACTGAGGGTATCAAAGAACCATTAGTAGTATTTACCTTGGACTCAGGTGCACACAAAAACGTACGCTTAATTAAAATTGACGTAGAAGGTCACGAACTAGAAGTAATTAAGGGTGGTATCAAAACCATCAAGGCAAACAACTACCCACCAATTATCTTTGAAGCATGGACATGGAAGCCATGGTTTGAACCTAAGCGTAAAGCCTTACTTGAATACCTAGAAGGTCACGGCTACAAAATACAACAGCTAGGACAGAACAACTTAGCCATAAGGAACAAATGATTGTCACAATACTGAATATGTTTGCTTTGTTTTTGGCCACCTTTGCAGTATTGATATTTGCGGTGGTGTTTAGTTTTTTCTTGTTTATTATGTACGCCTGTGTATACGTTGGCTGGAAAGAAATTAAAGGGATGCCGTTGTCCGAGTTATGGGAGAGGATTCAGAAATGACATTCCTAGTTGCTAACATCCCACCCGTTAAATGCTTTGTGCGTAAAGAGTTTCTTTATAACCATGAGAAGGGGCATGGAGAACTAGAACCCTGTGTGTGGATGACTGCCAAGGCAATCAAAGGGCAAGCGTTTCGTATCGAGTCGATGCTGACCAACTACGGGGCGCTATATGACAAGCTACCCATCCATGCCTATGTATGGAAGGAAGTAGCCGAGCCTTTGCCATTAGACCATTTACAGATATGGGACTGCCTATCGTACGACATGGCGGTGATTGAGAAGTCTAATTTACGGGGTTTGAAGGTTAAGTTTTTTGGCAAGGACAAGCAGTTTCACTTTGGTAATTACCTGTTCACCATTGACTTTGCCTCACCCGAATCCAACAGACTAGATACCAGTTTTAGCGAGGGTGTTGAGGAACATAAGTCTTACAACTTTATTAAGTTAGATAACGGGCAGTTTGCCTGCCAACCCAATAACCGATGCCTTTGGTACGATGTATCGCTCGTACCTGCTGTTTTAAAGACCCCTGATTTTCGTATACCTACTGAGGTATATAGCGTTGAGAACCACGCTAAGTGGAGTGCTAAAGATGAATGGTTTTATAACTTTGAAGAGATTAAAAAGGAGTAGTGAATGTTAGAAAATGTAGAAGCAATAGAACCAAAGAAGCCCGCTAAATTATTTGTAGCTACACCAATGTATGGTGGGCTATGCACAGGCGGTTACACCATGGGTATCTTAGAGTGTGTGCAAACGTTTATGCCCCATCAAATCCAAATGTATTACTCGTACATGATGAATGAGTCTTTGATTACTCGTGCTCGTAATGGCATGGCATATGATTTTATGCAGTCAGACGCAACACATCTGATGTTTATTGATGCAGACATTAGTTTTAAGCCTGCTGACATTGTGCGTATGGTCAAAGCTGACAAAGATATTATTTGCGGTCTATATCCCAAGAAAGAAATTAACTGGAAGTTAGTACACGATGCGGTCAAGCAAGGTGTGGACTACAAAGACTTGGGTAATTACACAGGATCGTTTGTGGTTAACTTGATAGGCGGTGTACACGAAACAGTAGGCAACATCAACGAACCCATGGAGATTGATAACGGCGGTACAGGATTCATGCTGATTAAGCGTAATGTTTTTGATACTTTAAAACCATTAGTGCCGACTTATACCAACGACATGATCTTGATTGTAGATAAGAACCCAGTTAAGAAGATTATTCACGAGTTCTTTGATACCAGCATTGATGAAGAGTCTAACCGATTGCTCTCAGAAGACTACCACTTCTGTAAGATTGCTCGCAAAGCCGGCTTCAAAGTATATGCCGCACCTTGGGCAAATCTAACCCATAGCGGAACGTACAACTTTAGCGGTCAACTACCAAGGGGTTGATTTAAAACATGAATATTATTACCCTTGATTTTGAGACATACTATG